CAGATCAAGGCGCTGGAGGATCAGGGGCGCACACAGGACGCGGCCCGCTTGGCCATGGAGACCTACAGCACCGCCGTGGTCTCCCGATCGAAGGAGGTGAAGGAAAATCTTGGCCTGATCGAGCGGTCGTGGGATGGCATCACGAGTGCCACGAAGCGAGCGATCGATGCCGCGCGAAACCTTGGCCGCGATCAGACTGACCAGGACAGGTTCGATACCCTGTTCGAGAATCGCGATGCCGCGAAGAAGCTTATCGACCGCGGCATGGGCAGCACCTCGTTCTACGGGAAGACGGCCCAGCAGTTCTATGAGGACGCCACGAAGCAACTCGGCGCTATGCAGGATGCCCAGGTTGCCGCCCAGAAGAAGGCAAGCCGGGATGCTGCGACCCAGCAGGCCAATGATGCCGCCATCACACTCGCCCAGCAGGCACAGAAGTACGAGACCGACGAGGCGAAGCGAGCCCGTGAAATCGCCGCCATCCATCAGCAGGCGAACGATGCCATCGCCAAGGCCAATCTCGCCGGCGACAAGGACCTCGCCGCGAAGATCCGCGCGAGCGAGTCCGCTGCCGTAGCCGGCCTGATGGCCCAGGGTCCGAAGGCCAAAGCCGATAAAGACCTGACGATCGACGTGTCCTCCGGCTGGAAGGACATGGTCGCCCAGATCGAGAAGGGCATCGCCGCCGACAAGAAGGAAATCGAGCAGCGTGCCCGCGCCACGGTCGAACTGAACTCGTATCGGGCGGCCATGCAGCAGCGCCTGGAGACGGACAAGCAGGCCCTCGACATCCAGGTGCAGAGCCTGGGAATGGGCCAGCACCAGATCGATATCCAGCGTCAGCTGTTGGACATCCAGCGGGATGCGGATCGGGAACTCGCACGCCTCAACGAGCCGGCAAACCGCGCGAAGCTGACCGAGAGCGAGTACCAGGACCGCCTATCAGCCATCAAGGACTACGAGGATCAGCGGGTCCAGCTGGTGCACGACGCTGATTCACGGCTGGAAGCGGCACGCTCCGATTGGACGAATGGCGCCCGTCGTGCCATGGCGGACATCACCTACGACGCCGGAGACACCGCGACCAACTTCGCAAACTTGGTCCAGAGCACCTATGGGAGCCTTTCCGACTTCATCGTCGACGCCGCCACGACTGGCAAGGCGAGCATCAAGGATCTGGTGTCCTCCATCCTGAAAGAAGTGGCTCGGCTTGAGGCCAACAAGGCCGCCGCTGCGTTGATCAGCTATGGCGTCGGGTTTTTCACGGGTGGCGGCTACGGCGGCACGGGTGGGCAGGGCGGCGTCGACTACAACTCGCAGGGCTTCGTTTCGCAGGTATATGCAAAGGGCGGTGTCGTCGATGGCGCTTCGGTGTCGAACTGGTCGAACCAGATCGTCGATCGCCCCACGACCTTCGCCTTCGCCCGAGGCGCTGGGCTGATGGGTGAGGCTGGGCCGGAAGCCATCATGCCGCTTAGCCGAACTGCCGACGGAAAGCTCGGTGTGCGGACGCAGGGCGCTGGCGGCGATACGAACGTTTCCATCGCGGTCACCGTGAATTCGGACGGGTCCTCGTCGGTCGACGCCGCCGGCAGCGATCAGGCGATGGGCAAGAAATTCGGCACGGCCATCGAATCAGCGGTGAAGAAGGTCATCGCCAACGAGCAGCGGCCGGGCGGGTCGCTCTGGCGCGCGAGGGCCAACGCATGACGGACACGTTCACCTGGCGTCCGGTCGGGACCCCCACCGGACAGGCCACGTTTCGCGTGCGGAAGGCCCAGTTTGGAGACGGCTACTCACAGGAAGTGGCTGACGGCCTCAACAACAAGGTGCAGTCGTGGCCGCTTGATTTCGCGGGCTACAAGAGAGACATCGAGCCAATCGTGGCTTTCCTTGACGCTCACGCGGGCTACGTCGGGTTCTTCTGGACGCCGCCGCTCGGCGTCCAGGGGCTCTACAAGGTCACCGATTACAAGTTCACGCCCGAGGGCGGTGACTTCTACACGCTGTCCGCGACGTTCGAGCAGAAGTTCGCCCCATGACCTTCGTTGCCGATATCCAGCGCCTCGAGCCCGGGGCGGAGATCGTGCTGTTCGAACTCGACGCGCGGGCGATCACCGGCGGCGGCGAGGGCGACATCATTCGCTTCCACGGCTACACCCAGAGCGAAGCGATTGTCTGGCAGGGCAAGAGCTACGATCCGTGGCCCATCCAGGCCGATGGCTTCAAGGTCGACCCAGCCCAGCCCACTGTCCCAACGCTGTCGGTGGGAAACGTCAACGGGCGAATCACGGCCCTGTGCCTCGCCTTCCAGGACATGGTCGGCGCGCGCCTGACGCGGCACCGCACGCTGAAGAAGTACCTGGACGGACAGCCGGAGGCCGATCCGGAACAGGAGGCCGCGCCGGATATCTGGTACATCGAACGCCGCGCATCCGAAGACAGTCAGCAGGTCACGTTCGAGCTCGCGAGCCCGATGGACCTGGGCGACCGCCAACTGCCGAGCCGCCAGATCATCACCAACGTGTGCAGCTGGCTGGTGAAGGGCGGGTATCGCGGCCCGTACTGCGGCTACAACGGACCACCGGTGGCGAAACAGGACGACAGCCCGACCGATGACCCCTCGCTTGACGTGTGTGGTGGCCGCCTCTCCTCCTGCTACCTGCGCTTCGGTCGGTATAACCCGTTGCCCTACGGCGGCTTTCCGGCCGCGAAGCTGATCCGATGAACCCGAAAACGCAGCTGGCTGTACACGCACACGCCATCGAGGCATACCCGCGCGAGTCCTGTGGGCTGGTCGTGGTGAAGAGAGGAAGGGAGCGCTACGTCCGATGCCGGAACCTCGCCACGACGCCGTCCGAACATTTCGTGCTGTCTCCCGAGGACTATGCGGCCGCCGAGGACGTCGGTGAGATCACCGCTATTGTGCACTCGCATCCCGACGTGCCCGCACGGCCGTCAGAAGCAGACAAGGTGGGCTGCGAGCGGTCAGAGTTGCCGTGGGTCATCGTGTCGGTGATGCCGGGCCCCGTCGTTGCCGAAACACAGGTCATCGAGCCCACTGGCTACGAGGCGCCGCTGGTCGGCCGCACGTGGACCCATGGCGTATTGGACTGCTGGGCCTTGTGCCGCGACTGGTACCGTCATGAGCGCGAGGTTCTGCTTCCTGACCCGCCACGGTCCGACGAGTGGTGGAACGACGGCGTAAGTGACCTCTATGGCATCGCCGCGATGGCCGCCGCGGGCTTCCGCCGAATCGACCTTGCCGACCTGGCACGCGGCGATCTCATACTCATGCAGATTCGGGCGAAGAACCTGGTCCCGAATCACGCAGCTATCTACCTGGGCGATGGCCTGATCCTGCACCACCTGTACGGCCGCCTGAGCTCGCGCGACGTGTACGGCGGGTATTGGCAGGAGGTCACCCGCTCGGCATGGCGCCTCAATGCGCCAACCCAGCCCACTGGAAGCCCATGACCGCGACGACCATCATCCTCTCCGGCCCGATGCGGAAGCGCTTCGGGCGCGAGTTTCGTCTGCACCTGGACGGTAAATCGCCCAGGGAGGCGTGCCGGGCGCTTGCGGCGGTCTTTCCAGGCTTCAGGGATTACATGCTTAAGGCAAAATCCCGCGGCATCGAGTTCGCCATCTGGCGCGGGCGCGGAAAGGGTGCCGAGAACATCGGCATCGATCAGCTGGACGAGCCAGCAGGATCAACCATCCGCATCGCACCGATCGTTGTAGGTTCGAAGCGATCCGGTGTTCTGCAAACCATCGTCGGCGTAGTTCTCATCGTGGTGGGCGCCTTCACTTCATGGGCTGGTGGTGCTGCATTGGTGTCCGTCGGTATCGGCATGGTGGCCGGTGGTGTTGTGGCAATGCTGACCCCGGTACCGAAGCTGAATAAGTCCGCCGACTCGTCGGCGAACCAATCGAGTTACGTCTTCAACGGGCCGATCAACACGACCGCCCAGGGGGGTTGCGTTCCGGTGGCCTACGGCCGCGTGCGTGTGGGCTCCGCCGTAATTTCGGCCGGCATGATCGCCGAGGACTACAGCAGCGCGACCAGCAACATCGGCTCCGGCACGGCCGGCGGTAACGGGAAAAAGACGCCGTTCGACGACGACTGATCGTCTCGACCTCCGACCTTCGCAACCTCCAGCCCGCCATCGCGCGGGCTTTTTCATGGGACGTATATGGGACTCGATCCCCGAATCTCCGGCGCCAAGGGCGGTGGAGGCGGACACACGCCTGTCGAATCGCCCAACACTCTCCGGTCGATCTCGTCGTTTCGCATCCTCGACCTGATCTCCGAGGGGGAGATCGCGGGTCTGGTGAATGGAATGCAGTCGGTGTTCCTGGATGGGACGCCGCTGGCGAATGCCGATGGCACGCTGAATTTCACCGGCGTGGCGGTGCAGACGCGCCCTGGCACACAGGACCAGGACTATATCCAAGGCTATGGCGGCGTCGAGAGCGACACCAGCGTGGCCACCGAGCTCCGCTCGTCGACGCCATGGGTGCATGCGCTCACCGACACGGACCTGTCTGCCGTCAGGCTCACGCTGCAGGTGGATGCGCTCCAGCGGAGCAACACCACCAACGGCGACATCAACGGTTTCACAGTCCAGTACGCGATCGACGTGTCGACCGATGGCGCGGCCTACCAAACGGTCCTCAACACGGCATTCAGCGGCAAGGCCACCAGCCCCTACCAGCGTAGCCACCGCATTGACCTCCCTCCGGCCACGACCGGCTGGAACGTGCGCGTTCGGCGACTGACGCCGAACCAAAACAGCGCGACCACCTCCGACACGACGCGCATCGTCTCGATCACCGAGATCATCGACGCGAAGCTGCGGTGCCCGAATAGCGCCCTAGTCGCGATCAGCGGCGACGCCTCCCAGTTCACGAATATCCCGTCGCGGGCGTACGAGATCTTCGGCCGGAAGGTCAAGATTCCGAGCAACTACAATCCACAAACCCGCGTCTACACGGGCGTGTGGGATGGGTCGTTCCAGACCGAATGGACCAACAACCCCGCGTGGATATTCTACGACATCGTCACGCAGGACCGCTTCGGCCTGGGTGACCTGATCGACGCGTCGATGGTGGACAAGTGGGAGCTCTACCGCATCGCCGTCTACTGCGATCAGCTGGTCGACGATGGCAAGGGCGGTCAGGAGCCGCGCTTCACCTGCAACACCTACCTCCAGAGCCGTGCGGACGCCTTCAAGCTGCTGGGTGACCTGACCTCGGTGTTCCGGGGCATGTCGTACTGGATGGGCGGCGTCATCGCGGCTGTGGCCGACATGCCGCAGGACCCGGTCTACCCGTACACCGCGGCGAACGTGATCGATGGCAAGTTCACCTACCAGTCGTCGCCGCGCAAGACCCGCTTCACGACGGCGCTGGTCACCTGGAACGACCCTTCCAATGCCTATGGCCAGGAAGTCGAGTACGTCGAGGATATCCCCGGCCTCGCACGCTACGGCCTGCAGCAGACGGAGTTCGTCGCCTTCGGGTGCACGAGCCAGGGCCAGGCGCACCGCGCGGGCCGCTGGGCCCTGGTCACGAGCCAGCTGGAAACCGATTCCGTCACGTTCGCCGTGGGCATGGATGGCGTCATCGCGGCACCCGGCCAGATCATTCAGGTAGCCGACCCTGCGCGCGCCGGGGCACGGCAGGGCGGACGCGTGTCGGCAGCCACCCAGGTATCGGTGACGGTCGATCGTCTTCCCGACCTGGTCGAAGTGGGTCACACCCTTACGATCACGCTTCCCACCGGCATCGCCGAGTCCCGGACGATCGCCAACATCGATGGCCGCACACTGGCCGTTGGTCAGCCGTTCTCGGCGGCGCCGGTGCCGGAATCGGTGTGGACGGTGGAAAGCGCGACACTCGCCACCCAGCATTTCCGCGTCCTCAGCGTCTCCGAGGACTCGTCCGACGACGAGATCCGCTACACCATCAGCGCCGTGCAACACGTGCCGGGCAAGTTTGCCAACATCGACGACGGCGCGGCCATCCAGATCCCGCCGATCAGCCAGCTTCCCACAGGCGTACAGCCGCCACCCACGAACGTCCGCCTGACTGGCCATGTGGTGGTGGAGCAGGGCATCGCAAACAACGTGATGACCATCGAGTGGGATAAGGCCGAGGGCGCAGCCAACTACAAGGTCGAGTGGCAGAAGGACGACGGCCAGTGGATTCAGGCCGGCACGGTGCCGACGACATCGGTGGACGTGGCCGGCATCTACACCGGTACGTACGTCGCGCGCGTCACCGCCTTCAACAATGGTCGAACGGCCTCACTCGCGGCCTTCAGCCCAGCCACCGCCATCACCGGCAAGACCGGCTCGCCGCCGCGGCTGGCGACCCTCACGACCGAGAGCCTGATCTTCGGCATCGGCATCCACTGGACCTTCCCGGACGCCGTCAGCGACACGCAGCGCACGGAGATATGGGCCAGCACGAGCGCGACACGCCCCGATCCGGACGAGATCAACCCGGATGCATATCACCTTGGCGACTTCGCCTACCCGGGCAACAGCACCGAGCTCCACGGCCTGATGGCCGGCACGTCGCTGTTCTTCTGGGGCCGCATGGTCGATAAGGCCGGGAACATCGGCCCCTGGTATCCCGAGACGGGCGCGGTCAACGGCCAGAGCAGCAGCGACGCGGGTCCGATCCTCGAGTACCTGACCGGGCAGATCACGAAGAGCCAGCTCGGGCAGGAATTGGCCGAGGCCATCGACTCGATCGACGGCCTTCAGTCGTTCATCCAGCCGCCCCAGGCGTGGGAGGACGACGTCGCTTATTCGACCGGCGCCTTCGTCAGTCATGACGGCCGGCTGTGGCTGGCCCTGGAGAACGCTGCCGCTGGCGTCGAGCCGGGAACCGACCCGGAGGTGTGGCGCGACGTCGGCGCGGTCGCTCAGACGGCCGCTGGGCTGGCGCTGCAAATGTCGAACATCAACCTCACGGTGGAGGAACTGGATGGGCAGGTCCAGGCCACGGCCGAGAAGACGGAATCGGTCTACGCGCAGCTGAACCCGAAGAAGATTGGCGCGCTCACCGATGGGAGCATCGGCGGTCCGAATGACCTTCCTCCGACCGCTGGGTTCTTCGCCCAGACGTTGGCGCAGGTCAGCGACAACCACGCACTCGGCAAGCGCGTCGAGACGGTCCAAGCCACGATTGGAGCGGTCAGTGCGGCTGTCACGACCGAGATCCAGGCGCGAGTCGACGGTGACCAGGCTCTCGCCTCACAGGTCACGACGGTGCAGGCTGTGGCCGATACGGCCAACGCCTCCGCGCAGCTGGCGTTCCAGACCGCAGCCAACGTCGATGGAAAGGTCTCGTCCGCGATTATCGGAAAGGTCGGCGTCACGACGGATGGGAAGTATTACCAGGCGGGATTTGCCGTCGGTATCGACAACAGTGGCGGCACAGTGCAGTCGCAGTTCCTGGTGACGGCTGACACCTTCGCGATCTTGCCGACGTCCGCCGGCGGAACTGCTGTGGCGCCGTTCGTGATCCAGGGCGGCCAGACCTTCATCAGCCAGGCGCTCATCGGCACCGGCTGGATCACCGACGCGATGATCGGCAACACGATTCAGTCCACGGCTGTCGACAGCACCGGCAACCCCTTGTGGTCTCTGAACAAGGGGTCCGGCTTGGTCATGCGCGGGTCGGGCGCGGGATGGCGCACGGAGCGCGATGGCGCAGGATCGCGGCTGTATGACGGTGCTGGAACGCTTCGTTTCCGCTGGGGCGCCTGGTAATGGGGCTCGGCATGCAGGTGTTCGACGCCGCTGGGAACCTCACGATCGATGTGACAACGCGTCTATCTCGCGTCATAGGCAGCACCACAATCGCGGCCGGTAGCACAGGATCAATCGCGGTACCGAACACTACGCAGGGCGCCATTTGGTTTGCCATCTATGGGAACGGTGGAAACCGATATTCGCCTGTGATGTCGGTGTCCGGCGGCGTCATTTCATGGTCGCCGCGCACGGGGTTTCCGGGCGGAGCCGTCGACGTGACCATGCTCTACGGGTTGTACTGATGACCGTCGGTTTTCAGATATTCCTGGCCGATGGCACGACGGTCCAGGCGGACGATACCTATCGGAACCTTTCCGTTCGCGAGCAAGGTTCTGCCGTTACCACAACGGCTACCGCCGCCGGCGGCACCTCGTTTGTGACCTTCTTCCGAAACGGCCTGACGATGCCGCTGCTGGCCGTGGGTGGAACAGGTCTGGCAGTCGGGCAGGCCTTCTTCGATGCGGCCAACAACCGATGGGGTTTCATTATCACTTCGGCGGGTGGCGTTGGCACCGCGGTTCCGTTCTACATCTTCGATGTTCCTTTCGATACCGACCCACATTTTGGCCTGCAGGTATTCAACGCCGCTGGGCAAAAGACCTTCGACATCATGCAGAAATATCTCCGCGTGAACGACATGTATCAGTCCGGGGTATCGGCGCCTGTGAACAGGAATTACGACCCTACGCGGGACTATGCGTGCATCCACATGATCACCGGATTCCGAATCTCTGCCGTGGCGGGAAACACCCAGCTTTTGGCGACGAGAGTGTCAGCGGGTGCCGTGGCATCCCAGGGCATCACGGTCGACGGATCGCAAGGCATCCCATCGATCAACGAATCACCCGCGACAATTCTTGTCGCCGATGTAACCCACTACTGAGGCCACCATGGCACTGAACATCCAACGTCTCAACATGGACCCGGTGACGGGCGACAACGCCAGCGAAGCGTTCATGAAGCTTGACCTCGATATTGGGGAAATTGCGGAGGCGATCGATGGCGATGGGAGTCCGGGTACGGGACTTGATGCGAGGTTGTCGGCCGTCGAGACGCAGGCTGATGACCTGGAAACAGCGGTGGGCGCCCTGGGCAATGCCGCGTCCAAGAATGTCGGCACGATAGCTGGAACCGTGGCCGCGGGAGATGACGCCCGCCTTGCCTCAAGGGGCCGCCGAAACCTGCTCATCAATGGCGATGCAGCGGTCAACCAGCTCGTTTTTGCCGGTGGTGCTTTGGCTTCCAATACCTACGGGTACGACATGTGGCGGACCTTCGGAGCGGCCGCCTCCTTCACTAAGTCAGGAGATGGCAGCACCCTCACGCTGAACGGTACGATCGGTCAGGTACTGGAAGCACCCGCGCTTCCCAATGCCACCGTGACGGTGTCGGTTCGCAACCCATCGGGCGCGATCACGGTCAACCTTCGCCCGGATGCCACCACGGCCGGCGCCACCGGCGTTATCCCAGCCGGCGTCGGTGTTCAGTCGGTGACGCTTGTTGTCCCAGCTAGCCTGACTGGGAATGTCTTCCTTCAGCTCGTAACGGGCGCTGCGGTGTCCTTCGACGGTCCCAGCAAGCAGGGCGGCATCCAGATGGAGCTTGGTTCGTTCGCGAGCAATTTCGAGCGCATTACTGTCGCGGAGGCCATCGCGCAGTGCCAGCGCTATTACGAGTCCGGTCGCCAGAACGCCGACTTCTATATGATCGCAAATCAGACCGCGACGTTCACCGCGTCCTTCAAGGTCCAGAAGAGGGCAGTAGCCGCAGTGAACGCTGCCTATTCCTACACCGCAAATTCGTTTAACGGGATCGTCGATAACATCACGGTGAACGGATTCCGTTACGGCGCTGCCGCGACGGCAAGCGGCGTGACGGCTTTCGCCCTCAACTGGACCGCTGACGCGAGGCTATGAGCATGGCCAGATACCAGCTGACGAACGACCCGAGCTTCGTGCGAGACACGGTCACGGGAACGTTGGTGCCCATTGGCGGCGGCCTGCTCGGCGACCTCTACCGAGAGTGGCTTGATGCAGGCAACGTTCCCGACCGGGTGCCTGCGCCGTCCTTCTCCGACTATGTCGCCAAGTTCACGCCGGGCCTTCAGCAGTGGATGGAGGACACGGCGCAGAGCAATGCTTATGACTCCGTCCTGTCATGCGTCTCCTACAAGGATTCTGGTGTAGCCCAGTTCGCCGGTGACGCCGCGGCGATGATCGCTTGGCGCGATGCGCTCTGGCAGTGGGCGTCACAGTGGCAGGCCGGATTCAATGGCCAGTTGCCTGACCCAATCCCTATCCTGGAAGAAATCATCGCCCTCGCACCGCAGCCGGTGGCCTTCGGCTGGGTCGTGCACCCACCCGGCCATATCATCGAGTCCCAAGCCCCGGTCGAGCAGACCGCCTGACGCATCCATCACGCCTTGACGGTATGCTGCGGCCATGTGCGGCCGCTACGCCACCTTCGGACCCGTCTCCGTCTCCCGTCACGCCCGGGAGGTTCTGGAGCATATGGAGGTGGACATCATCAGCGAGATCAACCAGCGCGAGCCGCAGTACAACATCGCCCCGACCCAGAAGGCGCCGGTGCTCGTGCACGGGGAAGGCGGCTACCACGTCCGGGCGTACCGCTGGGGGCTGGTGCCGTCCTGGGCGAAAGACCTCTCGATCGGTGCCCGGATGATCAACGCCCGGGTGGAAGGCCTGCTCGGCGTCACGGAAAAGCCCAGCAGGGCCTTCATCGGCGCCCTGAAGAAGCGGCGCTGCCTGGTCCCGGCCATCGGCTACTTCGAGTGGAAGGGCGTCTCGCCCAATAAGCAGCCGTACTTCATCCACGACCCCGCCGGCCACCTGCTGATGTTCGCCGGCCTGTGGGAGGGATGGCGCGAGTCCCGGGATGCGGAAGTGGTGCACACCTACACCATCATCACCGGCGAGCCCGGCAAGATCTCCGGCGACATCCACGACCGTCAGCCGGTGATCCTCCCGCCTGACCTCTGGGAGGTGTGGATGGAAGGCCCGCCGGAAGAGGCGCCGGCTGTGCTCGCGGCTGCGCCCGAGGCGGACCTCATCTACCACCCCGTGCCCAAGGCCGTCGGCAACCCGCGTAACAAGGGGCCCGAGCTGGTCGAGCCGATACGGGAATCCCCGTAACGACATCAATTCAATGGCTTGCACCCATAGATCTCGCTTTGGCGTACGTTCCATCCAGGTGGCATATCTCGTTGTGCATCGACGAGCCGTGCAGTTCATCCCATGGCGTCGCGCCCAGCTCGACCCCAAGCGTCCTGGCCAGCCGTAGCGTGTTGGTGGACCATTCGATCGCGTCGCACTGAATGTGCTGGACGATGAGGCATACCCGCCGGCGGTCTGGCGGCTTCTTTGCGACCGCCTCGTCGACCAGAAGCCCTTGGGCAAGCAGCACCGCCTTGATGATGCCGCTCAGCGCGACGTTGTAAGGCACGACATCCAGCCATGGTTCGGGCGGATCAATGTGCTGGGAGCACCAAGCCTTCATGGGGTGGCTTCCGGGCTGCCGGGGGACGCGATCCAGGCGCGCCCATAGCCGGGCCAGCGAGGCCGCCGTGCGGACCATGATCCAGCGGACGTCGTCGTCAGAAAGGTGAGAAGGGGAGGGCGAGGTGTCGTGCATGCGCCTATCCTGCCGTGCCGCCGTATCACCAGATGAGAGATGTGAAGACGGGGCCGGTCAGCCGCGCTTCGTGGCCTCGTAGCGGTCCGCCGCACACTTCGGGCACTCGCCTCGCCGCAAGCCGCCGAGCGTCTTCTGCCACGGGTTGTACCCACCGTGGGTCGGGCAGATCATCCAGGCGTTCTCCCGCTCGCGCTTCTCTTGGCGATACCGTTGTGCTGGGCGCCGGCCGTAGAAGGCCATCAGCGGCAACCGGGATGGCACTTGGGGCACCCGTTGGCCACGACTTGGCCGTAACGGAGGACGTTGAGGGCATAGCCAAGGTTGTGGCGCCGGCAGTGGCCGCGCATGGAGAGGGCGCGCTTACGGGCGGCTGCGGCGTCGAAGGGGAGGGATGCCGGGTCGATCTTCCGCTCGCCGGAGGCGGTGAGGTAGTAGTTCATGAAGCGATTTTCCCGCCACACGTTCTCACCGATCGCGACCATATTCGGGGGACGGCACACAAAGTTCGCCCGACCGCTACTTCCAGCGAGGTGGCCGACTGATGGAGCGCCCCGCCGCGTCCTGGATCGTCTCAGGTAGCTGGGAGTTCTGAAGGTGCGTTTGGGTGATGCGGCGATGGAAATGTGAACACTCTTGAAGCTGCTTCGTTGGTCGCTTGGGTGCGCACAGGATGCCGACCGTCTTGCCCATCGATTTCACGAGGTGGCACGCTTCGGCCAGGTCTGAATCGTTCGAAACGACCACCGCACAGTCATATGCGTTACGCCACGCATCGTTGAGCATGTGGACCGCAAGGTTGACGTCGGAACCCTTCTCTTCGCGGTGCCAGATTTCCACGTACTTTGAGCCGGGCGGCGGTGGAGGCTGCACCAGCCGTCGCATTTTAGGCATCTCCGTAAAGTTGCCTTGATGAATAATGACTCCCCTGGCCCGCAGGGCGCGAAGGTAGACATCCTGTCGTGACGGCATGTCCGGATCGCCAGGAGGCGCCTTCACCCGGGCCGTGAAGTATCGGACTAGGCATATCGTATTTTGGGGAGAGAGTGCGCCCTGTGCCATGGCGGCCAAGTCCAGCCACTTCACGCCTGGCTGACCCTCGAGCAACGAATGGAACAGGTTGAATCCATCCACGTAAACCGCAGTGCGCAT